ACATTTTTGTGTTTAGCAAAAGCATACTCAGCTTTAAAGCCTTGGATATCTCCCTTAACCCCATCGTGCGCACCCATTTTCGCGTCCTTAACTCCGTTTGCTCTAGCCATTAAAGATCGTTGTTCCCCTATAAATTTACAAAGATTTAATTCTCCAGCACTTAATTCTATAGTCATTTAAATTTTATTATCTAATATTGATATTAATTCTCTTACTTGACTACGCTCCATTTCTTTATGAGCAATACCATCAATAATAATAATGTAATGGTCTTTCTTTGTTTTTACGATTTCTGCTTTCATAATTTATTTATTTCTTGTTTAACTTCTTCACAATGTTCTCTCCATTTTATAGCGTCTTCAAGTGTAGGTATAAACCAATCAGAATTCTTCAGCTCTTCTACACATATTAATGCACATTGTTTTGCTGCGTGATGTTCTAATTCAGTTATATGTTTAAAATCATTTACTGAATAACTAAATACAGTGAATTTATCCATAAGATTTTTTGCTTTTTTAATTGCTTTCATCTTATCTGTTTTATTATCATTCATCCGTACACTTCCATCTGAAGCAAATCTATATCTCTCAGTTTCTTTTGCTTTCATAATTTTCTAATCAAAGGGTTCGTTATCTTTACTTAAGTTTCTTAATATTGCAACTGCAAGTAGTATAAATACTAGCACTAATAGTAATGTTTCCATAATTTTATAATTTATTTTTTATTAGTTAGGGACTCCCTAAGAAACCCCTAACGGATGTATATTACATATCTCTTCTTCTAGTTTTTTTCCCAGACAGAATTGTTAATTTGATTATCTCAAAAATAATTTCTGAAGTTGAATGCGCTATCATAAAATCATCATCTATAATAAGATCATCATCATCACTCAAGTATCTTAATGAAAGAGATGGACATCCTTTATGAAAATCTAAAAATAAAAAAGTAGTGTAATCATATATCCCTAAGTAAGCAAAAATGTTTAGTATTTTTTGATTATATATAGTACAGCTTCCAGGACTACCAGCATCTCCACCACCCATACTAAATCTTAATTTTTTACCTTTTTTAACTAGGTTACCTCTAATGAACGATCTAATTTCATTTTCAGTCATGGTTTTAAATTCTTCTGCAAAATTTGGTTCTGGTCTCATAATTAATCTATTTGTTTTACTTTTGTTAATTTCGTTTTGATAGTAATCTCTTTTAGCTACTATTTGCTGTTTTGAAAGTTTATTTTCTAATATATCTTTCATAATATTAACTTGGTACTGTTTAATTTGTAGGTCTTCTCTCATAATTTGTGTGTTTGTTTAAAATGTCTCAATGTATAGTCTTTCTTCTTAGTTACAGCCTTGTAAATATCGGCTTCTATTCCTCCTCTGGAAAAAATCCAGTAAACGTCGTTCTCTAATCTTTCTTTTGTTGTCATTCTATCTCTAGACTGCCAGTAACTGGTAGCGCTAAAGTCTATATTGTAATATACTAATATCTTTGCTTCTTTTAAACTTATTCCCTCTCGTCCACTGACAATCTGAAGGGCAATACTTTTGTCCGTTGTATTAAAAGTCTCTAGGTCTGTGCATAAATCGTCTCCATAAATCTCCTTCAAAGCATTTAACTCCTCCTTAAATTTATAGAAAATACCTATTTTTATATCTAAAAAATTGTCGTGAATAAACTGGGCCTTGCTATAGTCTAACACCATAGATTTGCCTGACTCAAACTTTACTGTTCCTGAATACATTTGGTGCAGTTTCATCATTAATTTCACTGGAGTATCTGCTAGAATTACATCTTCTTTTCCTTCTATAACTAAATTCTTCTTCAATTTACTCGCTAATTGGTAAGTAATTGGCAACATATCCACCTCAATCACATGCTCAGTGGTCTGTATCTTAAATCCTGCTTCTTTTTGGGTATATGCCAGTGTGTGTGGTTTCATCTCAGAGATAATGATGTCTAACCCCTCTTTATAGTCGTTTATCATGAAACTATTTATCTTTCTCTGTTTTACGTTCACATATTTATGCGCAAACTTGTAGAATGTTTTGAATTCATTGAACGGATGGTTTCTCATTACCGATACCTGATGAAACATTTGACTGTACGATTCAGGGGTTGGGGTTCCTGATAAAAATATAACGTATGGATTATTCTCTAGGATCAAAGACTTCACTTGAGTAGATCGTTTGTTTCTTTTTGGGAAAGCTCCCATCCCATGGGCCTCATCACAAACCACCATGTCCCAGCCAGTTTGCTCAATTTTATGTAGAGACTCATAATTTATAACTGTGATGGTGTAGGATGGGTTCAACATTTTATAATCATGCTCTATGCTACTGATGGCTTTCTTTTTTGTGATAAACAACATATTTTTCACAGGTAATAGCGCACTAACACCAAGACTGGTAAGTGTTTTTCCTGTTCTCACTTCCATAGCCAAGTAAACAAACCTATCTTTTTCTAGGAGCGTCTTTGCCTTCTGAATGATTTCTAATTGATAGTCTCTGAACTCCATAATTTAAAACATATCCCAACACCAGATTGGTGTTTTTTCTCCTACATAGGCACCACTAACATTGTAACTGAAATGCTCTAAAGCATCTTCTGCTTCCATATCCTCCATTAGTATATCGATGCATTTGGATACTGAATATATTATTCTCATACTACTTTCATCCACTCCAATTATAGCTCTATCAAAACCATCTGCCGTTAAGAATTCTTCCTCGTAAAAATTTTCTACTATTTCGTCTAACATATTTTTTATTTTAAAAGTCCATATCTATTTTACCATTAACCTCAAGCTCATGCTTACTTTTGAATCGAACCCAGTTACCAATACTATCTCTGTTTGCTTCAGGCACACAATCATATTTGTATTTAGAGTAAGACTTCAGGAATCTGCCAAACTTAGTAAGCGAAATTGATGGCTTGTAAGTAGTTTCTCCATTGGCTGTTAAGAAGTCTAGGTACAATTGGTTGGTATAAATCTTTACACCTTTTACCAGTAAATGATTAACCACCTTATCTCCAGTTATTCCACACCAGTAAGCAAAATCTGTATTTGTTGTTACGATTAGAGCTTTTAGTTTCTTGTTTTTGAAGTCTGCTTTCATTAATCCATTAGTCATGTACATCTGTAGGCACTGAATCATATAGTTATCAAATGCACACCACTCATCTACATCCCACTCCCCAAACATTAATTTTCCTAAATCTTTTAAAGGAGTCATTCCTTTTGTGTAGTACTGAGACAACTCTAGCTCCCATTTTCTTCTCTCAAAAGAGGAGCCTTCTCCAACAATAGCATAGTTTGTTGTGATTGCTACTTTTGGAGACTTTTTAAATGGTATTTTAATTGCATCCTTATTTTTCTTTTCTAGTGTAAGTCCCTCAGTAACTAAAGAGAATAGTCTCTCAAAATCGAAGTGCTTTTTTACGTCATCAAAACATAGTATCTGAGTATCTGCTGAAACTAATTGGTATGCAAAACTCTTCTCGAAGTTAAAAGACTTCCCATCAATAACTACCAGCTTTTTCATATGTGATATTGCATTCATAAATAATCCTTTTCCAGTCCCTCCTTCAGGATTGTCAGATATTACCTCATCATTTAGGATTACTGCTGGAGAATATGATAGGTTTTTCCATGCGTGAAGCATGTACCCAATAGTAGTTTTAAAGGAATTCACTATTAATTCATCTGCACCACTAATATTGTATATAAATTTTTGGTAATCACAAGTTGTGCTATCACACATCTCAAAGTTTCTGTCAATCACATGGTCTTTCCATACGAATCCTCCTAAATCTAAATAGTCAATAACTTTTAATGCACCAGCCTTTACTTGGATAGCTCCATTTTTATAGTATAGATATGCGTTGTCTTTGTCGTCCTCAACGAAGTGAACTTCAGCAGACTTTAAAAGTGTTAAGAATTCTTCTCTGAAGTAACGAGTATTTTCAGCGAAGTAATTATATACGCTGTAGTCATCAATCGTTAGTAGATGATTTAATACAAAATCTTTAATTTCTTTTTCTGATGTGTGGTCGATAAGATTGTCCGTTACTTTTACAAACACATAGTTCTTGCTCCCAGTAGGATTGAATTTAAAAAATCCATTCGCCTCTAGGAAATTCTTGAACATTATATGTATTATCTTAACAACTCCTTTATCGTTTTTAATCCAAAATTGATTGTTTACAATTTCTAAATCTAATCTCTCCAGTACATTATCAGCAGTAGATGGTGCAATATCATCTTGCACTAACTGAGTTTTAATCTCTTTTTTAGATACCCCACGCTTTAATTTCATTCGGATATTATTCACTCTATCCTCGTCCTCGTAGTATTTTGTACCAAAATTAGCAACTTTTGAGTATGCACTCTTTATGGTTTTCTTTATTTCTGTAGCTGGAAAGTTTGTGCTTTGGTAGTTGGTTAAGAAAATATGTTCAGCTAGTGAACTATTAATTCCGAAGTCATTGAATGCAGCAGCAAGAATATA